TATAAAGGAAAGTTCTTAGTGGATGCTATAGCTTCCCATTCAGGCAATGACCTAAGAATTTCATTAACCTCTCTGGTATTATATCTTGACATTTCTGTCTTATCTTTGCCAAGGCACTCACACCATACTTCAGCAATGCAGACAAAGTCTTTTTGTACTGTACCGTTTTTAGACAATGGGTCTTCAAGCCAACGCCTTCTGTCATACAGGTCCATTTTGTCCCAGTCATCTGGAAATTTAGTATTAAGATATTCTTCAATAATGCCTTTTCGCTCATCTGCTTCTGAGTGTTTATGTTGCTCAATCTTAGCAATTATATCTTCATCACCAACGAGGTATAAAGGCTCTTTTGCTAAATATAACTGATATGCTTCAGCCCATATTTGATTTACTTCATCTTGTATAAGGTCATCATTTACAGACTTTGTAGCATATTCTGGCCTTACGTCTATAGGCATAAATCGCCTATTTCCTGTCGGGTCTCGTAAGAAATCTTTGTTGTTAGTAGTACCAAAAAATACGCATTGCCTTTTATATGTTTCTACTGTTCTACCATACGCCGGCCTGAACATATCTTCTCTTTTTGATATGTAGTGCTTGATTGACTCTACTTCTGCTTTCTTAAGGCCTGAAAGCTCTGCCATTTCAATCAGCCACGCCCCTTGTATCTGTTCAAATGACTCCTTGCCCTGCACAGTCGTGAATGTATCTGAGAACCATTCCATGCCGAGCTTTTTAACGAAAGTACTTTTATATGTTCCTTGTTCTCCGACAAGTATAAGCGCTGTGTCGAACTTAATACCTGGCTCGAATACCCTCGCAACAGCCGCCACCAACGTCTTCCTAATGGCGGCTCTAGTATAAGCGTTATCTTCTGCTCCAAAATAATCAATCAATAATGTATTAACTCTCGGTATGCCATCCCACTTTTGAGCACATATATACTCTCTTATCGGATGGAACTTTTTCTTTTCAAATTCAAGCGCAAGCGCGTCATCCACTTTTTGACTAGACACAATGCCATAAACACACTCAATGTAATTACGTACACCAGAATAATCAACATCACGAAGAGGCTCCACAGTATCGACTTTACGCCACGGTAACGAACGTGTAACATATCTTTTATTATCAAAAATGTTTAACTTAAATACATCTTTTAAGAATTGGTCATGCTGAATTATTATATTCAAGTTATTGGCAGAATTATCATATTCGCCTTTTGTATTAGCATCAAGCTCTTCTGTCCATGAAGTATCATACTCTTCAGGAACTTCTGCTTTTGCTTCTTCCGCAAACTCGAATTTAGCTTCAGCAAACTTTTCTTCAGCAATATGCTTTTTTGTTGTAGAGTCCTTAGAAGCAAATTCTTCCATTGCCTTAAAGCTCTTTTTATCTTTGTCTTCTTTTTCTTTGCCTGTATCTAAATGGCCAAATTTATGTATGCGAACTAAGTCAAATGCATTACATAGTCTACCTCCAGCAGGGTCTGTTCCATGATGAGAATATGCAAATTTATCATCATAGACTATTAAGCCCGCAGCTGTAGAGCCATTAGTATACGTATATCTACCTTCTCCTGCTTTTTCATATATATCTGAAAGAAAAGTATCAATAGCTTCTTGTATAGTATAAGTACGACAAAAAACGCCAATTATGCCTTTTTTATCTTCTGGGTCTTCTTGTTTTTTGATAGCTTGCATTATTACATCTGTGCTATCTGTAGCAGTTGGCCATTCATTCGTATCATGCCAATCATTATATAGCCCAAGAATATAATCAGCTTCAAGGAAAGGTCCGTCTTGAAATTCAAAGTAGTACTCCATATCTGATGATACAGACGGCCAGAACATAAGTCTATTTACGTCAAAAGTCGACTGGTCAAACAAATCAATGTTTAGGTCTCCAGCGACTTTTCGGGCAATGGCTTGATATTCTTCTTGTGATACTTCTCTATCAAGTGGAATTATCAATCTGTGTCGTGGCTTTTCAGGGCATGACTTATGAGTTGAATGAATAACCGCGGCACAATCAAATAGCATTGTAAAGTCCCACCAAAAGTTCTCGTGAGAAAAGTCAATATCCAACGTAATTAACTGGCGGTAAAGTACATTTGTTTTATCACGCCTACCATTTGTAAGAAATCCGCCTACAAATCCGCCTACGTCTTTTATCTTACTTTGCTCTTCTTTTGTGGCACTCATAAACCGCTTATATGTTTCAGCGGTTACTACAGGAGTAGCTAGCTTTTGAACTAAATTGCTCCAAGTAGTTTTGGTATTTTTCCATACTTTACTTGAAACATTTAGTCCAACTGCTATGCTCAAATTTTCATCATATTTCAATTTATCTATTTGCATAATATGCGTAAACAATATATAAACACAGCCAAATCATATTTTTAATCTTTTAAGTAGAATGGTGTTGTATATCCATCTGCTCTTAGTGGAAGGTCTGATGCCCATTCAGGAGGAGTACCCATAATGCTTGCCATTTCTTCATAATATGCTTGAGCATTCTCTTCTGGGACTTCGCACAAAACTTCATCATGTATATGGCACACAGGATGATAGTCATTAGCCTCAAGATTTAACATAGAATTGCCAAGTAAATCTCTTGAAATAGCTTGTACAATGTTCTCTGTTAATTTACCTCCATACGTATCAATTTCACCCCATTGCTTAGTTTCTTGCACAACTCCTTGGTAACATAATACTCGTGTTGGCATCGTAGAACGGCCTATCTTCTTATCTTTGAATTTAGGCCCATAGTAGAATAGCTTTCTGCCAGATGGCAATTGTATTGTCATAAACTCACCATTACAGTCGAAAATTATATTTCTACAAGTGCATGATACTGGCCTTTGGTATCTGACAGCCTCTTTCGATGCTTCATCTATTTCTTTCCACATATCTACAATTGCAGGGTTTGCCGAGCGCCATTTACGCACCAGGCTCATCATTTCAGTATCTGATAAGCCCATACGTTCACCACCCATTCGCTTAAGTGCTCCTAATGAGCCCTCATAACCGAGTGCAAGCTCTGAAATCTTTGATTTGTCTCGAAGTACTGAACCTTTTGTAATAGCAGATATTGGTACATTAAACATCTTTGCTCCTGTAGCTTCATAGATTTTACCATCTCCGCGGAATACGTCCATTCGCCATTTTTCGTTTGCAAGCCAAGATATAACACGTGCCTCAATAGCTGAGAAGTCTGCAACACTAAATACTTTACCCGGTGATGCTATAAGAGCTGTTCTTACTAGCTGAGACAAAATATCTGCAACATCATCATACATCATCTCAACTGACTCCCAATCACGGGCTCTAATCATTTCACGTGGTACTTCTATATGCGATATATGATTTTTTGATAAGTTCTGCAATTGCAATAGCCTACCTGCCCATCGTCCAGTTCTATTTGCACCATAGAATTGAAATGTACCACGGACTCTATGGTCTTTCATGGCACAATTAAGCATAGCATAATACTTCTTAATAGACGTTTTTGAGAGCTTTTTGCGTATATTAAGCAACTCGATAACATCTGGATAATCTGCAAACTCTTTCATTAAATCAGGCATTGTTTCCTTTGAAAGTGACATAACAACACATCCTGTTGCCTTTTCAATCCATTGCCTAATTTGAACAGGCGAGTTTGGATTTTCAAGCCCTGTTAGCTGTTGAGCATGTTGCGTTAAGATAGAAGTATATGTGTTATCTACTGCGATAGCAGACTCTGCTAATTCCATATCAACCAAAATACCTCTATCATTTATATTCTGGTCAAGCACATACATTTTGCGCTCAATATCAGGAATGATATATGCCTCTAATCTCTTAAATATCTCACGCTCTGCAAGTACGTCATACTTGTTATATTCCTTATACATTTCCCACTTTTCAGGAGCATGTTCAGGATAATTCCGAGTACGCATGCCATTAACTCGAGTTGCTTTGCATGGGCATGAGAAGTATTTAATAAGCGCTTTACCAGTATCTAGCTTTTTATCTGTAAGATTAAGAGCCTTTGATACTCCGTCCAAAGAAAGTGGTAAACCACAATACGCAGCTTTTACAGAGGTACAATACCACTGTTCTGCTGGAACATTATATCCTATACGCTTAAAGCTCAAGCGTTCAAATACTGCATTATGAGCAACTTTTACACATTCTGAGTCAAGTAATGCTTCTTCAAACTCTTCAGGCATTTCTTCGCCTTGAGCTAAATCAACTATATTAACTGGCCCGTCATCTAATGCATATCCTATAATCAGTATTTCAAAGTCTGGTGACTCTATATATTTATAAGCACCAGAGTCTTTAATATCTACTGAGGAAAATGTTTCGACGTCTATGAAAAGATATTTCGCCATTATTTCTTAATTTGATATTATAAAATTAGGAGTATAGGCGGGACTCGAACCCGCATAACAGGCACACAAATCAATGGCGCTCTGTGGTTTTACCATTAAACTACTATACTTGCTGATGCAGAGAGGAAATTACATCAACTCATCATTCCATTCATTCTCACCGCCAAAGTCCTCTTCAGCAGTAGAGCCGCCGGCTAACATCTCACCATCTTCGAGCTTCTGAAGATTATTCAGCCCAGCTGCGATACCTTTTGATGATACGTTGAAAGCATAGAAGCTGATTGATGCACGGCCATAGCAACCACTGTAGAACTCTTCTTTTTCCATAATAGGATTAAGTTCCTTGTCTACAATGCTCGGTTTACGCTGGCTATTAGCATTGATGAAATACATGCCTTCGAATGCAGGGTCGTCACCACGCTCATCGTCACCATCGCGCAAAGGCAATTTGAGGTTTGAAGGTATTTTGCCATTCTTATCTGCGAGCTTAGCTTTGCCTGCTTGCTTAGCTGCCTCAATAGCTTTGTTAATCTTTTCCAAAGTCTTAGTATCTGTTTTAGGAATAAGAATACAGATATTATACTTAGGAGTATCATCTTCGTTCATAGCCGTTGGCTCGAACACATTCACATAGCAAAATCTTACTTTGCCAGTTACAACTTTTGTTGAATTTTCCATTTTACTTTAATTTTTAGTTGTTATTACTTTTTTCAATAATTGCCCAATCAGGCAAATAGTCATTATTCTCCATTATCTGCAAAATCTAATTGTGCTTGATTATATCCCATTGCTGGTCTTTTATCTTCAAGCGGTACAAGAGTAGGTTTACCTTGAGGTTTTACAACCACGTCAGATAAAATTTCCTCAAAACGCTTCTTGCCTACTATCTTCTCAATAGAAGTAATCGGCTTGAGTTTCATATTGAAAATCTCATCTTCTGATAACTCAGGACAACGAGCAAAGATTGCATTTGAAGCTTGGTCCTCATCAACCCATTTACGTCTGCTTATACCTTCTACAAGTTTAAGACCTGGCCATTGCTTATTTTCCGTGATAGCTTTTGCTTGCGCATACTCTGTAATAGAGTTGGCCCATTCAATAAGCTTAGGAGTACGACGGACAATATCTGCAATCTCATCATCTGTGAGAAGTGCAGGCTCTGTAAATTCATGCTGAGTTATTTCGAGTTGCTGTTCATACAATTTTCTACATTGATTACGAACAGCACAAAATCTGCACCAATCTCCAGCATTGAGTTCACCTTTGCCTTCGAAGGCAAGTTCTGCTTTTGGCTTGAGCTCTTCTTCAGCCCATCTGCGAAGCTCTTCTACAGATATTTGCCATGAAGATATATTGTTAATACGCGGCTGTACAATTGTCAGTCGTACTTCAGATATATCATACATAGTATCATATTTCTGCAAAGCTCCAAGCCCATAAAGCATAAGTTGCTTATTCCATTCAGCATATACTGGAACACCTTTTCCATATTTTAAGTCAATAACTTCTATAAGGTTGTCATTGATAACAACACAGTCAGCTGTTCCAAAGCTTTTAGGCACATATTCTGTCAAATCGAGTTTCTGCTCAATTTCCATGACGGCTAAAGAATTAGCTGTTTTAGCTTCTGCTAATTGAGCTGCACAATAGTCTGTATAAATCGGAACAACATCAAGCATTTCCTCGTTAAACAACTCATTTGCCATTATTTCTTCAAGGCGCTGGTCAAAATCTTGTTCACTAATATCAAGTAAAGTATCTCGTTTGATATAAAGTTCTGAAAGTTCATGAGCCAATGTACCTTCTTGTGCATATACGGAACTTTTCTTTTCTCCGTATTCATCTTCAAGCTTTGCGGATGGAGTACAATTGAGCCATCTTCCAGCTCCAGAAGCCGAGAGGAGTGCATGACTCCTCTGACTATGTTTCTGTGGTTTAGTACTACTTGTCGCTTGAGCCATATTCTTTTATCAATTTTGCCAAATAACAGCATTGAATAGCACACTGAGCATAAAGCTTTGGATTTTCTCTGCGAAACTTCTGAGCTGCTTTTTGCAATTTCTTTGTACTCGACATAATTACAGTGACTCTAAGAAGTTATACATTTCATCATACTTAGCCGGGTCAAGCTTTGTTACACTCGGGGCTCCAAGCTCATTGAGTTTCTGCTTGATTACGTCGCGATGCTCATTGACCTTCTTTGCAAGCATTCCGCGAACATCCTCAATGCTCTTAGAGGCAGAAGAAGCAGCCGGAGCAGCAGGTGCTGAAGGAGCAGGCTTGGCAGCGCTCTGAGTCTGGGCAGGTGCTGCAGGCTGGGGAGTAGGTTTTGCAGGAGCTGGCTTTGCTGGCGCAGCAGGAACAGGTTTAGAAACTGAAGCGGCTACTTGAGCTCCACTTGGAACTCCTGCTGCAAACAATGAAGTTAAAAACTTCTGCGTATTTTCAGACAGGTTTACGTTAACCTCAACAGAAATTTTAATGGTTTCCATTTTCGTAATTTTTAATGAAGTTATCTAAATAGTTAATAAACTCGTTTACTGTCATATCTGGTACGTTTGAGAGCTTTTGGTGGATAAGCTCATTATTCTTATATATAGATACGTACACGCCTTTATAATTCAGCTTTACTTTATACTCGCCTTTCAGCATTGTTAGGCATCCATCTTCAGATGAACCTTTCCAAGTATTTGCTGAAAACAAATCAGTTACTAGCACGCCAATATGATTGGCCAATCGCTCTAACTGTATAACATCCAAATTGGCTTCACCCTTTAACACACGGTCAAATGCCTGTTTCGGATATTTAACAGTAGGAAATAACACCTTCGCTAAATCTTCCGTATTTAGCTTGTAGTGCTCAATTACATTACCTATATTAAATTGTTCCATATTTTGGTGAATTTTATTATCTTATTTTCGATATGCAAATATACAAACTATTCTCGAAAGAAAAAAATTTTTCCATTATTTTTTGAGAATTTATTTGTTAAAAATAATTAAACAGCAATTTTAGTGCGGCTTTGAAATTGCTGTAAACAAAGAAACAATAAAAACAATGCCTCTATATATTTCAAACTTAGTTTCTTAATTTCCGATTAACATTAAGGTTAATAAGAAATATCGGCTTTTAATACGAAAAGATTTAATGAAATTATTGTTTCTTTGTTTACAGTATATATAAGTAATTAATTTTGAGCACTTTAGGCGTAAACAATGACTTGTTTATATCGTTTCTGTTGTTTACCGCTTTATGAAGTATTTTGCACACAGCCATATAATTACTAAGGCTATGGCGGTTATCAGGTATTCACCAATATTAATTTTTATCTTTTGCCATTTAGTAAGCCGAGCTTCTACAGGGTATGCAACTTGAATTGTATCAACTTTTTCTCGCCAGAGAGTATCATGCTTTTCTATGTATTTATACAAGTATTTATATTTACTGAGATACACGGTATCGCCTTTGTGCTCTACATAGATTGAATCTCTATGATATATGCTATCAATTTTGGTCTGAGATAAGTAAGTAGTATCTCTTTTCGTTGTTTCCACGGGCACATATTGAATTGACTTACAGCCATATAATATAGTGGCTAAAAATATAAGTGTAATTATTCTCGCTAATTCTCGCATAATCTTTGAGTTTTATTTGTTATTATTCATATTTAATATAAAAACCATTCTCGCACATAAGAAATTATTGCGAGAATGGCTTTTATGTGCTTCAGAGGTCTTTATACTCGTACTTAGCATCAAAGCTGGGGCATGCCTTAGCTGCAAATTCTCTGTGTCCATGAATAGTAGCATTTGGGTATTTTACCTTTAAGCTTTTCAGCAATTCGAGTAAAGATTGCTTTTGAGCCTCAGTGCGTGTATCTTTAGGAGTTTTACCGTCTTTAGCAACGCCTCCTACATAGCATATTCCTATAGAGTTTGCATTTTGACCTGAGCAGTGGGCTCCAACTACACTTTCATCTCTGCCTTTATGAACAGAGCCATCGAGCTCAACCACATAATGATAACCAATATCTTTCCAGTGATTACCATTAACGTGCCAATCCCTGATAGTTTCAGTTTTAACGTCTCTACCTTCAGGCGTTGCTGAGCAATGCACTATAAGCTTATTAATTTTTCTCATTTTTCTTTATTGTTAAAAGATACTTGTTTTACTATTTTATTAAAGACTTCGTGGCCTTGTTCAGTAGTAGCTGCTTGAATAATCTGCTTAATCATATCTGGAACATCTCCGGCATGTGCTTTTCTTCTTTTACTATTTTCTAATACAGATTTGCCTTCTATACAAAGTATTGCTAAAGCACAAAGTATAGTTGCAAATGGCAGTATATAAAATGATAGTAAGCTTCCTAAAGCATCTACCATAAATGCAAACATGAGAACTCTAGCATAATCGCCTATTTTTACAACAGTACGCCTAAAGCCATGAGACATAAGCTTTTCGCCTAAAATCTTTGCTGTTAATGTACCACTCCAAAAATCAACGATACACGCTATAGTAGAGAAAATCCAGCATATAACTATTATTATCACTCTAACAGTTATAAAGAACATAAGAGCTTCTAGGTCTTTCGCTTCAATCAGTTCTAGCATAGCATTTTTCTCGTTATATTATAAAACATGTTTCTTATAATCTCACCAACTAGATAACTGGCACTTTCGCTATAAGGACTGAAATTCAACGTTTTAGCAATATGCTTTTCAATGTGGTCTACTTCATGAGCAAAGCTATTGAAAAATTCCCAAATATCAGTAGTTTTTGATACTACTATTGCACTGCGTTTATATTTAGGATTGCTATAAGCTATTCCTATATTACGCCTATTTGAGTATAAAATTTCTTTAGCCCTATTCAAAAATCGTTTACTACATCTTAAGCTATACAACTCATCTATTATTTCTTCTGCATCATTGGCGTCTGTCATTATGAAGTATGATATGTGCCAATTAGCATAGTTTTCAAGATAGAATTTTCCTGCTATCATAGAATTTCTTCCCAATCTACAGCTATACCTCTGGATGTCATTTTAGCATCCCATTCACGCATTATTTCTCCATCGCCTGCATCTACGTCGTCGACTACATCTTTTACATACAAAGCTAAATGCTGCTCATCGGTAATACTGCTTTTAAGCAAATCAGCTTTTCCCATGTTAGCAACATACACGTAGTCGTAATCTACATTATTTTCTAGAGTCACACCGTATTTTGCAAGCATAGAGTCGACTTGGTCTTTTGTAAAAGGCTCTATTTTCTCTGTCTTACCGGTAGAAGCATTCTTTTTGCGCATTAGACTTACTGCAAAATCACATGCCTTTTTGTTAAAATGCCATCCATGAAATCGAAGGTATTTTCTCATTTCCGTTGGTATGTCATCATACATATCAAGCGGTAATCTTTTTCTTGTTGCCATATTATTAAAGTTTTTTAAGTAAAAGAGGCCATACTCAGCAAGCACGGCCTCAGTTGAAATTAGTTATTAATAGCGGCGTCCTCGACCGTATCTACGACGACCATATCTACCAGTGCCAGGTACACCTCGACGCTCATTGTAGTCTTCATCGTCGTCATCGTCTTCATCGCGGTAACCACCTGTGCCACCGCCATTACCACCGCCGTAGCGCTCATCAAACTCTTCTGACTCAAGAATTTCATCTTCGATAAATTCCATGAGCTTCTTTGCGCCTCTATGCACTTTTTCTGCGCATTCATAAAGCTTATCAGCCTGGCGCTCTTTAATTTTAATTATCGTAGGCATATTTTCTACAAAATTACATGTTTAACTTTTCTTTACAGGGCTTCCCAATTGTTCTAATAAAGAGGCCATCATACCTTTCATTTCAGATTGTGACTCGCGAAGTTCTTTCAGCTGTGTTTTTAATTCACTGTTTTCCTTTTCGAGCCTTTGCCTTTCTGCTATTTCAGGATTTAGTGTGGCCATTATGTTCTTGCAACTTTCGATAATCTGCCTATGAGCATTGATAACCTCATCTGCGATAGCAACTTCGCTACTATGCATATATGCTGCTACTTCTGCATTTACAGCATCTCTGTTACAAGATACAAATAATCCATTACCACAATCCTGAATATCAGTAGAAGGAGTTAGGCCTTCAATAGGCTGAACTTTGTCTCCTATTTTAATGGACAAATCTACGACTTGCTCTTGCTGTTGAGGCATAAAGCCGGCATAAGGCTGTCCTGGAGTTAGAATTGGATATTTCTGCCGTATTTTAGGCTCGGCGATAACCTGTCCTATCTCCAATTTAGGAGAATTATCTTTATGAAAGATATAAACTGTACTGCCAGTTCTTAGATTTTGAAAAGCCATATAGTTAATAATTTTTAAGTCATTATATTAAGCTGCAGAAGTTGGGAAAACATAAAGTATCTTATCTTCAGAGTCATAAATAGCCAAGTATACGCCAGAACGAGTAAAGTCAGCTACAGTCATAGCCACGCCAGTATTATAATTAATGGCCGCTTGATTGCCGCCATTAGCAGTAAATACTACAGGCAATGTATCTGTTGTACCGGCTGGAATTAAAGGTAATTTAAATAAAATCAGTCCAATAAATGGTGCGTTAAGGAACGCCTGATTTTGAAATACAAATTGTACCTCTGTAGCCGCTACATTTACTCTGGTTGCTTCTAAGCGGGGAATTCCTTGACTATTAGCCAAAATCAAAGGATTAATAGGATATGACATAGTTGCCTCCTTTCCTATTAACCCCAACCACCATTATTACCGCAGTTATATCCGTAACCCCAAGGATAACCATAGCCACCAAACGCACCACATGCGCCATATGCAGCAATGACAATAAGAGCGATAATACCATCCCAGCCATTTCCAAATGAGCCATTTCTGTTTCCACACAAAGCCATTACTGCATTGGCATCAAGGCCTTTAGACTGACAGGCAGATGCAAGCATACCTGCTAGGAAGTTATTCCCAGTGCCTCCACCGTCTGGAACTACGATTGTCTTTTCGACATCAAAATTTCCCATAATTTTAGAAATTTTTAATCATTAATAATTAAGTTATTTATCTATATCCCTGCGCAGGAAATATATTCTTATTTATAGCAAGCTGAAATTAGTGTTACCTACTCTCTGCCTCGGCTGCTTCCAATAGTGCGAGTACGCTTTCTTTTACTTTTTCGTCCATAATTGCAATTTTACGCTCGTCGGGACGGGCGGTCCCGCCCCTTGGTGTTGTCTGTTCTCCGAACGTTATGTTTTACCTACGCCACAAATTACTTATATTGCACATATAACACCTCCGTTTACAAAGAGTTTTTCCAGGCTCATTATGTTATACTCGTCAAGTGTAATTTCTTCGCAATTTTTTTCTACGTCAGATTTATCAACGCCTGCTAATATTACGTTAGAAAATATACTATTGGTAAGATGTACTGTATCAGGTTTGCCAAGAGGAATAGTCTTATTAGCAACGAACATAACATTTTCCAAATTAAAGTCCCCAGTATCCATGTCATTTAATGCTGAATGAAATATTGCATTATAGCCGTTAAGTTCCATATTATCTGAGAAGTTCCACTTAAAAATAGAATTTTTGATAATTACGTTGGTAAAATTTCCATTGATATTTCCATTATTCCTAAATAAGCAAATGGCTTGTTGTGCATCATTATAGGGACAATATATTTCAATCCGGGCGTTTATTATTTCTATATTTTCAGCGCCATTCCCACTAACTAAAATGGAATTATTGCCAGATGGTTTCTGCTTAATAGAACCAAATATTGAGTTAATAGTTACTTTCCCTGGATTATTAGATGAGCCTTTAATACATCCAGCATTTTTTAAAATTAAATTATGAACTTGTAAATGATTAACATATTCTGTATCACCTATAACGGAAGAACCACCTTCTACATAGCAATTTTCAATATACAAATTTGAATATTTTATTTCAATTCCACTTCCTTTGTGACCCGAAAATGCTGAACCATATACACCACCCATTATTGCTTTACAATTAACACATATCAAATCTTCATCTTCAGACAATTTATCGTCTGTAAGAAAATGATATTGGTATCCTCTTGGGTCTTCTGATTTGATTGTGCAATTTAGAAAACATGCTTTTGAAAATACAATTCCATGATGAGCAATATCAAGAAACTGGCAATCTTCAAAATAAGTATTATAAGCGGCGCTATATCCGTCCCGATAACCTGAACCTCTTTGACAAAGATGGCGTATATCAAAGTGTTTATTTCCAATTCCGATAAATCCTGAAGTAAAATTGAGATTAGCTTCTATTTCATGATTTTCTGGGGCATCGGACAAAGAAACATAGTAGTAACAATCTTGCTCTTCCCATCCTTTTGAATATTTGCCACAACTGCACCATGAAGACGAGTCAGGATGCTCATCGAGGTATTCCATAGCTTCTGCTTCCTCCATGTCATTAGTATCATACACGACATTCATATACTTACCGTCCACGAATACCTGCGTCATTCCTCTTTTTGCGACGCATTTTGTCACATGGACGTTACACCTGTATATATAATTGTATTCTGAAACTTTCTCCCAGTTTGTCAAAATAGAAAGATATTCGAACACGGGATTATCGCCAACTCCGTAAGCTGAAATCTTTATATAGTTCTTATTGGTTATTCGCTGAGTGACATCACGGAAATGGCAGCCTCTTTCTATCAGTAAAGTATCTCCGTCCGCAAGAACAGATAATGCTTTATTCGCCGTCAGAAAAGCATCATCTTTAGATAACCCACTATTTGAATCATCACCGGTATCAGACAAATAATAGACGTTTCCGGATATATTCGTCTCTACTTTCTGCCTCTCATTAAAAAAACGTGCTCCCGCATAAAGATTTGGAATTTTTCCTTCAGACTGAATTAGATTTTCACTAAAAGTTTTTAATGTATCGTATACAGCCCCCGATGAAACAGGGTTGTTATTGCCCGCTTCTATGGTTTTTTCTGTTGGCAATTCATAACCAAAATTCCCTGTCGCTGTCCACGCTTCCGCGGATGGATTAACTTGTCCATTTATACAGAAACGGAAATACTTACAATTGGAATGGATGCTTGCATCTATTTTATTGTCTGATGGATTTGTATATATATATACTTCATCGGCATCTTCGCTTGGCTCTGAATATACGGCAACACGATAAACTGCTTTCTTTGATGGGCAAGTAAGTTTTAAAGGTATGGCTGGATTGAATGGGACAAAAGTTTCCATTGCTGTAGCATTTGAAGTTGCTAATTTACCACTTGAATTTAATGCTTTAGCAGTAATTGTTAAATATACCGTTTTCTCGCTTATCATTTCAGCACCAATATCATCAGCACTCAAAAATCCTTGTAAAGCATCGTATACAGCCCCCGATGAAACAGGGTTGTTATTGCCTGCTTCTACGGTTTTTGAAATATTGTCATCCTTAATATAATCATCTAATTGCGGAATAATTATAGCAGGTGAAATCGCTTTACCGCCATTAACATATTCAGTTGGTGCGGTATCAGATATAATCAACATCCCATAGTATTTATTCATATTAAAATCTGATAATTCTCCAGCGTAAAACCAAGTGTATGATACTTCACAATCTTCTTCTGCCGTAAATGGAAAGCTGATGCTTGAAGATACTTTTCTTTCAAAATTTCCGTCTTTATCCCAATAATTTACAAATTGGTTTGGTTTAAAACCAATCCAATTCTTTCCTGTACCATCTTCATTTACAGAAGTAAAATATCCGCATTGTAATTTTTGTCTTGCTTTTAATGATATGCGTTCTGTGGTAAGATAACTATCTGAATTAACTCTATTTCCCATAGAAGCATTTATATAATACTTTTCTCCACCTGTCCATTTATTCTTGGAATAATCAACGCTTACGATTTGGGCTATTTCGTTGGAACTTAAAACGGGGATTTTATCTAATTTCCAACTTGATTTATAAACAAATATACCTATATTTCCAGCATCCAAAACTAAGTTATTAAAATTTGAATATGTGCCTGCCTCTGATGCGATGTAGAATACGTTTCCATCTGGTACGCCGGGATTTGTGCTTGGTGTTGCTATGCCTGTGTATGTAGCATTTTCTCCTACATTATCAATAATATTATTAAGTACAGACTGCATATTTGCACCTGTAATCTCTTGATTATTATTTGTTTTAATAATCTGTGCTATTGCTGCTTTAAGTGTTGACCAATTTGCCATAATTATTCTATGTTAAAATCGTTATTAAAATCATTATTAAAATCTCCTCCTAACAATTCTGGTGTATATCCGCCTATGTTAGCAATTACAGTATCAGTTTCAAATTCACATTCTACTGATGCTAAATCGCCTTGGTCTTCCCATTCAGGCTCCATATTAAATGTAGTTAAATCATAGGTTTGTAATTTACTTGTTATTTTTTTATTTTCGCATAATCTTACAATTCTAAGTGCATCACACAAATATTCAGGCGCTAAGAATGTAAACTTATATATCTTTTTGCTTACTTGGCTTTCTATAAATGAATAGCCCATGCGCTCAGTAGCTTCTTCTTCAAAGTCATATTCAGGTCTACCAACTTGAGTATTAAGATAGCATTTAAATTTGAAATTATCAGAAAAATCTACCATGCCACCTTTAAGCTCAAAATTATAAGAATTGCTATATTCTAAAAGTAAATAATCATCTACTCTGTTACATACCGTAAATACATCAGAATATATAGTTCCCAGACCTGATATAGAAATAGCTAAATAATATAGACCTTCGTGCTTAATTTCAACCACCGGAAGAATGCCTGGGTATTTAAGAACCTTAAAGCCTGTATATGACACAAGCTTTAAGCCATTTTCTTTAATACTCGTAGAAATATCTATAAATTTCCCAGTATTGAAATTATATAGCCTAACCCAACTTATAGCTGTTCCACTAGCAAGAACTACTTGAAAAGGCAATAACATATTCTTATAGGTTATTAGCGGATAAACCTGGCCAAAAGCATAATCTTTACGATGATTTTGCAGTGCAAGATTATCGTAAAACGGTAACGGTGATATGTTATTATTTACTAACTTCATGCTGTTAATTTACAAATAAAATTCGATATAAGAAAATTTCTTAATAATTTTTAACACACAATTTTATTGAGGCCGGTAAAGTAAATTTATCTTTGCCTGTCTAGTATTTACATTGATAGACATTTCATCTATTTTTCCATTCCCAAAGGAGGTTTTAATAAGTTCCAATTCATCTAAATCTTCTTCTGTAGGAAATTCTATAGTGTGCTTCATGCATTTTTTAATATCTCTTGCGTATATATTTCCAATTACATTAGACTCTAAGTTTGATGCTGGCATATCCCACATATACATATTTTGTAAATATATCCACGATGCATACCAGTTTTGTGCTATAGCTTTATAACTATCGCCATTTTCATTAATAAGGCCATCTATAGTAAGAATTGGTAATTCAAGTAGTGAACCATTTTTTACAGGACATAAAAGCGCAAAACCGTCTTCTGAAAAGTTTGTTGGATTAAATAACATATAATCCACATCAGATGAAAACTGTCCAATGTTTATTTCTTCTGTTTTATCTTTTTGTATATAATTAGATTTCACATCAATGGTTACACCGCCAAACAAATCGGTTACATCGTCCATCCATGCAAATTCGTATCGCTGATTTAGGTCTGATTTTTCAAACTCTACTTCAGATTGGAAATAAGATGATAACTTCTTATTAAATTGGTCTGTAAGTTTAGTAAAATCAAGCTGATAGCTTGACCTACTAGAATAGCTTCCACCATTCATAAAGAAGTATACGTGCTCTATTTTGAATTTATTGTCTTCAATATACCAATAACATCTAAAGCAATCACGCAACATTTTCATAAGCTCTTCGAGTGAAGTTTCAGCTTTCTGAGCAGGCTGGTCATAATCACCTTTTAATATATTGGTTTTTTGTGTAATATACACATAAAATCTTGCTAATCCTAGTGGATTAGTTGTGCCATATAAAAATTGGCTATATTCTGCAGTTGGCTCATGTGATAATGTAGGGTCTATTTTCTTGAGAATAGCCTTTATGGCCGCGCCAATAGAATAACTATCTTTTAATACATACTGTTTTCTTAATTTTTCTTCAAAATATTCATAAAAACTATCATATACATACCACAGTGAAGCATTTGCCCATGAATTTTTGCTAATAGGCAAAAGTCTTCCTAAACCTGTACTACTAGGAATAAACTGGTTAGTAAAATACTGTCCGTAATCATTTAGACCATATTTTGTTGGCTCATCTACTGCTCTAGAAGTACAAAAGAATAAACCTCCTTTTAAGCCAATACATTTTTTATAGTTTCTATTATCAGTGACAAAATCATCTGATGGTAAATCATAGGTATTTTTAACACCTTCTGAGTCTTCTACAGTATCTACATCACAAAGTAAGCGCCTATATATTCTATATGTAAACAAATTACTTATAGTACATGAGTTTTTAGCATTTCCCACATCTATTAGTTTAGAGGTATATCTTAAGTGTTTATCATTAGTGTAATCTCGGTCTTCTGAAAACAGCGTTTCATCATCGATATTAACAGCTGTTTCAGATTTATATAGTACTTTATTATCTGAATTTCTTTTTATCATAATAAAGTAGCTTACATCTGTAAATGGTGGTTGAGCATCAGGATTTTTCTCTAAATAGCAAGTATAGCCATTCCAGTTGCTATAATAACCATTAGTTCCGGCATATACGCCATTAACACCTGCTCTGTTAGAATTTCCTATGTAAAATTCATTACCAGATTTTATATAGGAAAAATAGAAGTTATTTATAAGCGCAGCATTGTCATCTATGCTTTCATTCACATCATCTTCCCAATAGGTACCACCGAAGAAATTAGTTATAGAATTGGCACCACGGACATAAACTTGCATGAGTGAGCGCTTATGCAAGTTTATTTTTGATATTTCAGGAGCAAGTTTTATAAGGTCATAAGTATTTTCATATTTATTCATGACTTCTGTATAATCATCTATCGCTGTAGTTTTAAGTTCACATTTCTTTTTATCATGGTCAAACTTACAATCAGTTTTATTAAATTCGCCTTTATAATACTCAATCCATTTTTTAGAAGTTCTATTATATTTATCAATAATAAATATGAGCTGGTCCTCGAGACTTGATTGCTTGACAATTTCATAAGCATCGCCAAACAGATTAATTTTGCCATCCATAGAAATACGGAAAAATTCTTGTCCACTCTCTTTGGCGTATTTCTTATTTAAGTCCTTGAAATGTGGCTCTACACTTTCAACAAAGTAGATAAAATTGGTATCTTTCTTTGCTACAAAATTTGTATCGAGTGAAGTAAATCGTACGGCCCAATATTTTGCATTAGAAGGCGGAGTTATAATCTCATTATTTACACTCGCTAAAGTCTTAGAAGATATGAAATTCTGGTTTTTATCATAAAAGAAAATAGCATTATAATCGTAATAAGATATTAAGTTGAAAAATATCTGTTTACCAGTCTCTAAGCTATTTTTATAAGATGATGCATATATTCCTGATGATGCATTATAATAAATATTTCCATTTCTATCTATATCAGTATCTTGTGACAAATATGTAGTACTCAATTTGCCTATATAGAAATTATATCTAGGAGGTACCATATTAGTTCTTTATTATTCGTTTAACATTTTTACGTTGCATAACCACAGTTCCATCAGGCATTGTATAATACCTGATTTCATTCTGTTTTCTAATACTCCGCACATCATTCTCTATTTTAGAGAGGTCAATACTATTATTAGAATTAAGAGAAATACTCAATCCTTCAGAATTAGCAAAGGCATTCAAATACTTATCTTCAAACGTTCCTTTATTGAGGCTATCAACAACATCTGGAAGTATTTTTCTATATTTCCTTGTTCGTTTTTTATTGATAATTGCTAATGCCTCACCGCCTTCTGCTCTCATACGGCGCTTCTTTTTATTCTCTGTACCCAAGTCAATATCATTGCCTGATGCATGTGAGCCTCCTTCCAAGAACTCAAGGCCTCCTTCTCCATATTCTTCTGATTGACTTGCAGTTACCTGCTTAGCTTTAACTTTCGCAACAGCAAACGAGGTCCACATCGTAGCAATAGCAGCCAATGCAAGGGCTGGGCCGACGATAGGTATTGAAGAGAATGAGCTCCATAGATTAGCAGAAGCAGTAATAAGTGAAGATGCCTGAGTAACAGTATTTAATGCTTCTTGACGTTTTTGGGCTGCCTGCAGCATTTTCTGTTTTTCTTGCTGGTTTTTCTTTTCTTGTTCAAGTTCTTTTTTAGCTGTTGCTACATTATTAGCATAGCCGTTATTACGAGCTTCAACCTCTGCATCGTAAGCACTCTGTGCAGCTTCTACTCTTTTTTCTGCAGCTTCTACAGCTTGTTCTGCTAATTGAACTTCGGCATCCATTATAGACTGAAGTTGTTCAATTACTATATTAACTGCATCTCCAAGAGCATCTATCTGATCATCGCTAAATCCAAGCTTTTCAAGTAAAGTACCTCCTAAACCTTTTTTGCCAATATTCATTATGAAGTTATCAAGCTCAGATAATTCACGGTCTATTCCTTTTACGGTAGATTTAGCAGCATCTATTTGAGCTTGACTCCAATCTAATCCACCAGCTTCTGCTAAGCGTATTTGTTCTTGCCATCTAGCTTTTTCTTGTTCAAGCTTAAATTGAGTTATCTCAGTTTCACTGCGTTTAACTTCATTAAATACAGCCTCGTCAAGAGCTTGTTGTTCATCAAAGCTGGTCATTTGGAATGACCCTTTAGTTTGAGCTGCAGACTTATCAAACTGTGCATTTATTACAGATGTACTTACTTGCTCAGCAGCAGGTTTAGCAGCATTTTCAGCTAACGCTAATTGCCTACGTACTTCATTTTGTTGTAATAACAATTGCAACTCTTCTTCTGTACCCTTTTTTACAAGTTCAAGCTGATTTTCAATATCGCGCTCTCTTGCATCTAAGATTTTCTGGTCATACTCACTCCACAGTTCAAGTTTTTTCTTGTTGAGCTCAATAAGTATTTCTTCTTCAGAACGAGCTTGGTCATCTCCTGCCTCTAATAATCTCTTATTAGTATCAAGTATCAAAGCATATTCCAAATCAAGATTTTCTTCCATAAGCTTGCGCTCTTCTACCAATGAGGCTTCCATTTGAGAAGCATCGCGCGTAACTACTACATTGGTAGTTACAGTAGACTCTTGATTTTGAGCTGCTTCAGTTGCTGCACTAGTATCAGTAGGATTTATAGTATTACGCTGTGTCTGTAAAGAAGCAACTTTTTGCTCATTCTGAATTTGTTGTAATTGAAGGTCTAATGCTCGTAAATTATTAGCAATAGTCTTAGTTATAAGCTCTTGCTGCCTATCAATTTGTTTCTTCTGGTCTTCAGTAAGCTTTTTATATTTTCCATCTACATTTTTAACATATTCTTCGTTAAGGCGATACATCTCACGAAGCTTGTTATTTTCATCCTGAACCTGGTCAGCTGCAGCTTTACGCCTTTTAGCATATTCATCTTTAAGTAATTCAGTTACACTTTCCTCATATTCTCTTTGTATTTTTATATCATTCTGGTTTATAGTACGAGTTAAGTCGCGCGGCTCTCTTGTACGCGTTTTTGTAGTTTTATGTTTTCCTTCTATGCCAGCAGCTTCAAGTTGAGCTTTAGCAGCTTTTTCATATCCAGCCGCTAAATCAAAATATGCATCTCCTGTTTTCTCTGCAGCATCTGCTTCATCATTGAGGTCTTTAATTCTCTGTTGTCTAAAATCTTCTGCAGATACCTGGTCAGCTACTTGTAAATTAGCTGCAGATGGACCTATACCGTATTCATCAGTAGCTCGTAAACTTGTTTGTACCCACCAGTTTTTGAATTTATCCCAACCTGATGGGCCTTTACCTGCTTCTGTTTCTGCCTTATTTCTAGCGATTAAAGCTTTTTCATATTCATCTGCGGCTAACTTTTGAGCAGCAGCAGCTTTAGCTCTTAACTTAAGAGCATTGATTACAGCTTCAGTATTATCTACAAATACGTTTTCAGCATCTGTTACATTATTAACAGATACTCCAAGCTGGTCAAAATTAGATTTGTTGTCTTTAATCCACTGGTCTTTTTTAGCAGTAGTTTCAAGATTTTTCCATTCCTGCTGTAATTGCTTTAGCTTTACAATGTTATTGCCGTAGCTGCCATTAGTATCTTCAAGTTCTTTAGCTATATTATCAAGAGCCTCAGTTGTAGATATAACAGCGTTTTTTGCTTTGAAAAGATTACCAACCCATGTTATAATCTGTTTGCCAAACATGGAAAATACAGTAAGCAATATAACAAGTACAGTATTCCAGCTAAACAAAGCTTTAACTATTGAGCCTGTTACATTTACAGTTGCTTTACCTTCTGCTTGTAAAAGTTTATTCTGAGCACGTAATCTGTTAATTTCGTCAACTACCATAGGTATATTATTCGATATACCTAAGAAGAATGTATTAAGCGAAACAGCTGCGGCAGGAAGTTCTCGTACTACTTGAGAAATAGATATACCTAAGCCATCCCATGTTCTTTGGTAGTGTCCTACAGATAATCTATAATTGCCAGTAGCTTCTTGCAACTTTATCATCTGCTGATAAATAGCATTAGTTTCAGTTTCTAGCTTTTTGCCTCCATCTGCTGCTTCTCTTTGAGCGGCAGACATTTGGTTAAGCTTTATTTTATTCAACTCATATTGCGCTGAAAGTCTATTATATGACCCTTCAGCAGAAGAAGCTATTGTTGCTTGAAGTTGAGCAACTCTATTTGCTTCTTTTATTTGAGTTGAATACAGCTTTAATTGCTGATTTTCTTCAGATTGTGCATAGGCTAATTTCTGTTGTGCTTGAACTATAGGGTCAATAGTAGCTTGTTGCTGCCTTCTAGAAGAAGTCAGCTCAGATATTTTTCTTTTTAATTCTGTAAGTCGCTTGCCTTCATCTGATTGCAAATAAGCTAACCTCTGCTCAGCTTTTTCGACTTCAGATAAAGTTTGAATATGAGGCTTCATGGTATCATCAAGAGCCTTAATTTGATTTTTAAGGTTGATAATATCACCAAGAAGTTGTTGGCCCATTTGGCTATCTGCTCTTTCTGCATCAGTAAGCGACTTATATAGTGACACGGCTTCTTTCAAATCAGATTTTAGCCTATCATAAGAAGATACAGCTTGTTGCAAATAGCGTTGCTGTTCTACAGTAGCTCTATTTGCGTCTGATGTTTGTGCCTTAAGCCATGCTATCTGTTTACCAGTATCTGATAAAGCTAATTTAAGCTCTTTCTGTGCTCGCTCAAGTCTAGATGTTGAAGCTGTTGCTTCATCTATACTCTTACGGCCATCGCTAGTAGCTCCACTAACAGACTTAATAGCATGTACAACTCTATCTGCACCTGCTCTTATAGCATTTGTCATAGTTTCATAACTCTTATTGATGTCTTCAAGCTGCTTTACAAGCTTTTCTAACGAATCATCCGGTTGAATTATGTCACTATATTTTATTTTATCGTCTTCAGCCATAACAGTTATTTCTTTTTATGTTTCTTCAAACTTTTTGCCTCAGCTTCTGCTTGAGCTTTAATGTTATCAATAGCATTATAGAATTGAAGTACTGTCATTTTTCTAGCATCCATATTTGTTTTTTGAGCTATAAGCAAACAAGTACTTTCAAACTGCTTATCATATTTAACCTCAACAGACTCACTTCCTATAAATACTTTTGGCGTATGCATATTTAGCATCATTGTATCTATTAGCTCTATTTGCTCTGTATTATCAGTATCATTTATAATGGAGTCTAATACAAGAAGTGTTCTATTTTTAAGCTTATCATAAGCTTCTTTTTCCTTTGGATTTACAAAATCACCTGGAAAGTAAGTTTCTAGTTCACTTGTGACTTTTTTTTTAAGCCACAAAAGAAAATCTATGACTTTAGAATGCTTTATATCTTTAAGGTCCTGAAGCAATTTTTTAAGGCTATCATCCGATAGGTCATTAACTTCTTTTCCATCTATGCTATGAATAAGAGCAGCAAAAGCTAAGTATTTTGGTGAAATTTCATTATTCACCATATACATATTTTGCCTCATATTCTGTAATTCCTGCAAAGCCTTTTTATTATTGTTTGATTTTATATACTTTGCTATCTTTACTATATGAGCATCAATATCATCTGCATCTGACCCAATACCTGAGTCAATAAGCAGATACTTATTGTATTTTTGAAAATTTACAATAGGCATTTCATCTATGCTATCATAAACCCGTACAATTTTTTTATTTATAAGTAGGTTTTTCATATTAAAATTCGCGTTATAGGGGTTGATATTATTGGAATAAATAGAATATTAAACTCATTAAAGAAAATAGCGAGAATGATAGCGAGAATAAGCGACGTCCAAAAACTTAAGCAAAAATCACAATCGAATAATTGAGAAATTAGCTTAGGTGCTTTGGTAATTATATTGTCTCTTATACCTAATTTTCCAATCAGCAATATAGCGAATGCTGCTGCTAAGGCTATATATATTAAAGCCGAAAGCAATGTTATAAAATATATCGTTGACATAATTCTCTAGTTGTTAAAGTGAACTCAATTCTAATTCCTGCATAAGGGTACATAAAGAATTGTTTATCAATATCTTGTATGTTTTGCCCAGAATAATCATAGTTATTGTAAATCTTTTCTATAGAATACCCTTTATATATATTTTCAAAGCGCTCATATATATTATTGATAGTAAGTTTACCAGTCGTTGTAATAACCCCTGGCGTTGTCAATACTCGTATTATTTCATCTTTAACTTCTTCTGTATGAAGTACCGTTTCATCTTCGTAAATGCTGCTAAGGTCATACCAAAAAACGATAGCACCACTAAAAGTATATTGGGGTAAAGATTGTACAACCTGAGTGATTTTTTGCGGGTCATAAATATCAAACCATGAAAAGTTACCAAAATTGTCATTAGGCAATAGCGATATATATTCGCCATTACCGTTGTAAGCTGCTGGATATATAAACTTAGCACCATCTGGTCTATTTTCTACAAGCTTATAAGCCCTACCAAAAGCATAATTAAGCCACGGCAGCTTAACTAAAAGAGTTGTCTGCATATCCTGTAATACTTTATCAAGTAATACAGGATTACTTTTATATCTTATTTGTACAGAATTTTCTTTCATTATCTTATAGCTCTTTTTAACCGTTTAACAAGCTCTTTTCTTATATGAGAACGAACTATTCTTGTGAAGTTTTTATCTGTCAGCCTAAATATCTCTTCACCATATTTCTTTATCAATTCTTCTGTTTTTTCATCACTAGCTGTTATATAAAATCCTTCTGAGTCAAACACAACAAACATAGATTTATGGAAAGCACCAGTGTCTCTTAAAGTAACTCTAGTTGTTGGTTGTCCTTTTCTCTTTTTATTCTGTATTGTTTTAGCTGTATAAGGCATATAGCTCATAATCTTTTCACCGCGGCCGTTAATACCTCTACGATATAGCTGGTCATCTGCTATTGCAGATACTATAACGTCTTCTTTATCGTGAATAATATCTTCAAGATACATAGGTAAATTATCCTTAAATGCTCTTAATCGGTATTCAAGGTTACGAAGTGTCGCGTTATATCTTTTTACAGCCATACTATACAGTTCTATATTTTATACCATTGTTTTTACAAGGAAGGCAAACTCTGTCTATTCCTTGAGTACTGATATTTATTGCCTTAAATGCCATATCAAGTTGATAGCTAAGGCCAGATTTTTTCATAGATGAAGAGTCGCCATCAACTTCATAAAGAATATCAAGCCTAGATGCATTTATTGAATGCCTGTTTGTACGTACATTAGCATTATAAGCAAACTCACGTAGCATATCTACTGCTACTTGTTTTGCTATAATATCTTGGAATAACATTCGCTGCTCTATTATAAAGTCAGTAATATCACAGGCCACGGTTATCTCAAGATTTAATCCGTAGTTATTATCATAGGTATATTGATTGTTTTCAACATCCCACAGATGTGGCTCTTCTTCTATCTCAACCAATTCCTCATTAACATAAAACGGATGCACTTCTACATATTTAGACCAAGCCATCCAAGCTAATAGCTCTTTACGTGAACACGAACCACAAGGCTCTTTAGACCAATCTTTGTCTTTTCTTATAGCTTGACTACCTTCTGGTAATTCAGATTGAAAATAGCACAAATACCAGCTACCACCTGCATCATTATCATCACCTTGGTATGGTAGATATATATCGTTAAGTGAAAACCACTCTATGCTGTTTTTACGTATCTTATTAAGCTTTATTATCTTGACTGGTGCATCCATGCTAGAATGCATAAGATATAAAGTATACTCGCCGAGTTCTGTAAACTGTAAACCTATCTTATTGATTTTAGTAGTTACACCTTTTGCTCTTATTGGCACAATTTCAAAGCCAACTAAATTTTTCTTATTCTTTACAATATCTGCTAAACGGCCAGTCCCATCAAATAGTGTTCTATTTTCGCATAAAGTCTTATATGTACCTTGCACGATTTTTTCATTGCAATATCGTGAAATGGCTTTTTGAATACTAGCTTTTGTTTTGCTTTCAAGCCATTCAGAAAATGGATTGGTTTCAACCCAATACTCAGACTCAACATCAGGCTGTTTTCCAACTGAATTTTGTAGAGCTTTATACAATAGCTCATTGTATTTTACTATATTACCTTTAGAATATGCTTTTTCCGCGTTATATTCCTCAAAAGTCATGTTCTTAAAATCTGGAGCGATACAAGACATATTCTGCAGTGTCAGCAGTGGATGAATTTGCTGAAAATATAAACCACTTTCGCTCACAGTTAAAGCATCAGATATTTTTAAGTCTGATGTGTCATAATTTTGCTCCCATCCTATTAGATGAAGCAGTTTTTCTTGTATATCTAGAGCTCTAACCATAATTTCTATTATTTATTGAAAAATAGGAGGTCACTAAGGTATTTTCCTCAGTGCCTCCTGTCAAAGCTAATAACAACTCAAAGATTTGCTATTTACCCAATAGCGAAGTCATTGTTGAAATCACTATTGAATGACCTTCAAGCACTGGCTGTTACTGTTTTAACAACATCGACAGGTGTTGCATATACAGCGCCTTCACTAGCGACATTAAACGCAAGAATAGGACTAGGCAAAGTAGCTCTATCGCTGTTATAAGCGGTGATAAATGCCACATCGACTGCAAATCCATAATGCTCTTTGCGAGTACGTGTCATATCAGCGGTAGCAGCTCCTGCAATAGCACTATAGTCTCCTACAGAATCATAGAAATACGTACCAACAGGCATGTTAATAACAGGATAAGTAGCAATACCCCACTCGTGACCATCACCTGAAACAGTTCCGAGCAAGCAATCACGCTCATAACGCAACAGCATTCCAAGTGAACCTGCATTCACGGCATAACCCTGCGCATATTTACCGCTAGCAGCTGCAATATTGTTCGTCAAGTGAATAATCTTATTGCCAAACTCATTCTGCTTGTTTACGTTGTTATACAGGCCATGCTGCTGCAACTTACGCATAATGCTCTCAACTCCAGGGTCACCGATGATATGCAACTGGCCATAGAAGTCATTTGCCCCCATAAGCACCTCAAGGTCACCAAATACGTTCTCACGCTCCGTCCACTTTGCATTCAATGCATTAGTTGAGAAATCATACAACAGCTTGTTCTTAAGAACCTGAGTTTTATCTGCAGCCAAAATAGCCAAAGCAGCTTCATCAAGTTTCTTTGCGACAGCGTATGCATACTTCATCAACTTAGTGTCAAAATCACGCTGAATACCAATTTCATTGTTCATGTACATTGCCGGAGCAATAGTAAAGCCCCATGAATAGGTAGCAAATGTGATGTCAACAAATCGAGAAGTGTTTTCACTATCAGCAATTGTCAAAGAGCGAGTATTACCAATGGTAATATCTGCATCATAGTCAATTACTGGAGTTTGAAGAGTGGTACCGATAGAAGTGCGGGCCTTCTCTTTCAGCTCAGGGGTTAAAATACCTGTAGGGTCATTTGACTGCACCATAAAAGCATCAAGCGCGCCGTACCTACTTGCACGATACTCATACTTATCCAATCTGGAATTAGCAAGAGTGTTCTGAATACGAGTTAATACTAAGCTCATAATTTTTAGTTTTTAATTTGTTAAACATTTTGCTATATGGTGCATTACCCTTTTACGCCTAATAGCATTTTTTTAATTTCTCTTCTTTTTAGGATGTGCCTTTTTATCTTATCGGCAAAGTTGCCACGTTGTTTTCGTTTCTTATTTCTGTAAGCTTTTCTCCAAACTCTGAAGAGTCACGAGTTAAGCCGTTTACAAGAAGATAAGCTTCAATTACTTTGTCTGCTTCAAGCTGAGTTCTTACTCCAGTCAAATCAGGTGTTCCTCCTTGACCGCCTTGTCCCTGAAAACCTCTTGTACCACCACCTGTTTGTTTTCGACCTGCATCGATTACATCTTTCAAAGATGTTTCCATAACAAGCTCAGAAATAGTATAAGGATTAAGATTGTTTTTCGGGTTGTTAAGGATGTTTCCATCAGCTCCTCGAATAACAAGTTTCTTACCTCCTTGACCATCTTCTACAAAATCAGGTGTGCCTTTCGCCAAAATTTCAGCTTTTGCCGCATTAAGCAGCGTTTTCTGAATAGGCTCAGTAATACCAGCTTTGAACTTAAGACCTGTAGTAGCAGCTTGAAAAGCATAATCTACATGTACATCTTTCAATTGCTTGTTAAATTCAGCTTCTTTTGTTTTATAACTATCTTGCTCAGTTTTCAACTTAGATTGCAGCTGAGTAACTTGTGCCTTAGCATCTTTAAGCTGCTTAGCAAGTTCCTCATTTCCTGCGTTTTTCTCAAGCTTTGTCTGCAACTCAGTTACTTTAGCATTAGCTGCATCGAGCTCTGCTTGTACTGTTTTTACAGATTCAGCTTTTGTTTTATATTCACCGAGCACGCGTTTAGCATAATCATAGCTCTTTTCACCGTCTTTCTTTTTTATTCCGGTAACATTGAAAATATCAGTATCATATTGCCCATGCAAAGCACCGATTTTAGCACCGATTACCGTATTTTCATCATTTTTTGACATTTCAGCAATTGCTGTAAGCTGAGCATCAGAGAGACCAGCTAATGCTGAATTTTGTCGTAGCATCTCAATTGTTAACATAGCTTTGATATTTTAATTTTCTTTTGCAACAAAATCTTTTGCCTCTCCGTATGGGTCGTGCAATACTTTCATTATAGAATAACCAAGACCTTTGAAATTCTTTTTGAAAAGTTGCCACTCAGCAAATGTAAATAACTGAGTACACGGCTTGCTTTCTTCTTTTCCTGTCATAGGATTAAAACGGCGACCTTTTACAATCGACAGATGCACAAGCTTTTCAGTACCAGCTTTTGGCTCATATTTACCATTGCTAGTAGATGAAGTTTTTTCTTCAAGAACATCCTCAATATCTACAATGTAAAGAGCTGTAGCATCAAGGTCTTCTTGCATTGTTTCTGTCCACCCCTTATCTTTGCTTGATTTAAGCTTCTGGAGACCGGCTTGATGGGCTTTAGCTGCAATATGAGCCTGCTTAAGTGCGTCAACAGTGCTATTCTGCAGTTCCTGTAGTGTCATTTTCTGTAACATATTCCAAAAGTTTTTTGTTTATAATATCTATTTTTTCTCTCATTGGCTTATTTGAAGCAAACTCAATTATGTTAATGTTCTCACGTTCAAATTTTTCAACTAAAGTACTAAAATTTATTTTAAGCTTTACCAAATTTTCATTTAATAACTCTTTTTCATACAATTTTAACACTTCATCCAGCGTTTTATGTGGATATGGCTCCAATTGCTTTAAGATAAGCATTCTCTGAAGTACCAAAGGATTGTTACGATACTCAACTTCAAGAATTTGTTGCGATATAGCATCTAGTTCTGAGTTAGATGCACCATTCTCCTTTGCTTGTTTGTACTTAGAATATAGCTCTGTTACTGTGAAAACGTAAAACTCTGTACCCCAGTTTACAGAAGATGATATGAAAGCACCTCCATACCTGAGTTTGCAAACAGTATCTTCGACAAATTTCTGTGCCAATTCAAAGTTGGTCTTTAAGGCATTGAGAACTGAGGTTTTGCTTTCAAAGTTAGCAGTTACCTGAGTTTCATTGATAGCTTCTTTTTCACTTACAGTACCACCTGAACCAACAACAGAAATTACAATTTCATTTTTAAGCCTTGCACACTCATTGACATTATAGTCAAGTGAGTCTTTATCGATAGTAGTTATCTGAACAGGATTACGCATATCTGCGACACCTTCAGATTGATTTGGTATAGGAACTTCTAAGAATGAGCCAGGACCAGCTATACGCTTTTCGCTACAGCAAGGACACTTTTCAACTGTTCCATCATTGAGAATTTTATACTCGCCTTTTGCATTGCGTAGAAAACCTCCATCACAGTAATCACCAGTCTCATTATTCTCAAAATTACAATTAGCTTCATACGCACTATATATAGGATAAGGTGCATACAAGTCTAAATGCTGCTTCGAAATAGAGAAGAACAAATACCAATCAAGATTTGACAGCTCTTTTGTAATTGGATTTTTCTTAAGGTCTTTATTTTTCTCATTGAGTTGTGTTGACCAAAAGAACCGAGCTGGGCAATATCCTAAATCGTGCTTTGCCTCTGAAATAAGTGACTGAATTTCATTTTTCTCATTCAGCTGATATACTCTTATAGAAGTATCATCAAATACAGCTATTCGATGTTCCGGCTGTTTGAAAATAAGCCACTCAAACTGATTTTCATCAAGTCTAAAAGTCTGGTAATCAATTACGGCATCAATCTCAAGCCAATAAAAATACGGCTCTGGGCGCAAAGATGTTTGTACTTGAGGAAGATCTACTACCAAAATACTATTTGGCGATACCTGCATTCTCTTCCATCCAGTTGTCTTCCACACCTCTGGCTCATTGAGGTTATTCTTTTTATACTGAGACCAGTCTTCTGCAAGCTCTGAGTCTGTAAACTGGTATGAGCTTGATGAGTTACGACTATAGAAAACCCTTTCGAGTTCTCTATAGACGTCCTCAACTACAGCAGGTGTAGGCAACGGAAATTTGAACAGATGAAGGAATATGTTGAATTTATCCTTCGGAAGCAACTGTCTTACCCAATCAAGGAATATAGTCGTAGGTTGGTTAATATCAGATACAGCAACATTCGTCTCAGTATGAAATCTAAGACGACGCTGCATGTTTACAGCTTTCTGAATAGTCTGACGTTTAGTCGGCTTTTGCAGAATTTGCTTTATCTGATTTAATTCTAAGGCCATTTTCTTCGTCGTAAGTATAATTGCTATCTTTAGGTAATTCCCATCCACCATTTATGGCTGTGCCCATATCAAGCAGGCGTTCGGCATGCTGAATGCCAAACTCCTGCTTCATATTGTACTTAGGCACAACCAACGTTACTGTTTGTTCTTTTTTCTTTCTCATAACTGAAAGTTTTAAGCCCCAACAGAAGCGGCATTAACCCAATCTGTAAGAGGATTGAAGTCCAATGTTTCGCGCTTAATGATGTAGAAGTTATCACTCCAGTTAGGATAGAATGACCATTCAATGGTATTGCTGTCCGGCTCTTCAAAACCGCCAAACTTTTTGTCACCAACAAAGAACTTACCAATAGGAATTGGGAAGTATGCTGTAGGCTCATCCTGGTCATCTACCAAGCAGCCGATGTTGCCGTTTTCATCAATCAGCCAAACGCCAATCTCTTCACACATGTATTGTTTCAGCTGTGCAATTGTCTTCTGACTTTCTTGATAGATAGTGGCAGAGAATGTTGTCGGCTCACGGCCGATTGTAATCTCAATACCTCCAAGTGTCTGGTTACCACCGCCGAATGTACGAGCTGCGCCAGGCTCAGAAGTAGGTCCTTGAATATACGGAGAAACTGTCATCTTAGAACCATCAGCCGCAGAAAACAAGGTAGAAAACGATGCTTTCTTAGTCGGGTCAGTGACAGAGTTCTTTGTTCCAGCTGTCTTATAGATGCGCTGGAATGCAACTTTTTGAACTTGCCCCATACTCTCCTTGCATTCAGCAATCTCAAGGTCGGCGATATGAGCACCGGCAGGGCATCCACAGTTTAATCCCATATTATTTATGTTTTTAATGTTAATACTACCGAGCAGCTACCCTTAACTAGCATCGAATTACCTGTATTTGTTCAGAAATAAACTTCTTCACAGTGTAAATATACTAAATTTCTTTATAAGTTGTACCGCTTTTAACATTTTTTATAGAGGTATTTTTATTTCATATTCTCGCATTATGTTCATTCAAGGCTTATGATTTAATCATTTATATATAATTAGAAGCCCAGAAATTACGAGAATAATGCGAGAATATGAATTTAACCTAATCTTTTTATAGCTTCATATACATTTGGCTTAAGCTTATCCTTATATTTTTCAGCTATTTCTAATATGTATTCTTTCCTCGCTTGGTTATAAGCTTCAGCAGCAGAATCTACATCCTTAAAATAACCTATAAGCTTAATTTTTCCTTCAATGGATATTTCAGCACTATACCTATTTCCATACTTTCTATATTTTACTCCTCTCGGTAAATTTGATTTTCGCTTTTTATTCTTTGCAAATAATAAATTTATAATTCTTGGCACAAAGCTACATGCTTCTGGAGAATATACTTTATTGCCTTTAATAAGAATATCTTTATCTATGTCAAAGCCTTCAATATAGTTTTCATCAAACCACTTTTTGAAGTTAGAAAAATACTTCCATTCTTCACATACAGAGCAATCAGCATAAGCCTTAAATTTCTCTTCATGGCCAGGCCTATAGCATCTATCTATTATGCCAGTCCATGTTTTATATGCTTGAGTTAATTCTGCTTTGCCATTCTCGTCTTTAACAAAAGTAAGTTCTGGTACATCATTTATACCAAAGCCACAAATAGTTCCTCTTTCAAATTTCATACGTTTCTAAGTTTTATTTTTCTGTTCATTGATTTACGACTTCTCATCTCTATTACACCGGTTAATGCATCTGGAGCGTCATCGTGGGTTGATTTTCGCTTATTATCTTTACGATAAGTTGTAATAGCATTATAAAATTCACGCCATTTCTTATCCCAGTTTGCAGGAAATGCAACATCTGAGTTAACAAGGGCTGAATTTGAAAAAATGCGAGCGGCCTTATTTTTTGTCTGCGTAAAAGTATGTATTACCGTTTTGAAATTATGTAGCCCCGCTCTTACTTTAGATTTTACATTTCTAGCAAATTGCCTACCACCATTATTGGACTCTATTAAGCATTCAGATATACTGTTTTCTGTGAGCATTTTGGCCAATAATACTTCGGTTTTTTCCATTGGCTCTTGCGTGTATAATATATCTATAACATATATAAGTTCTGGAGTGTTTATAAAGCAAATTGCACACAGATAATCAGAACCAGTATCAGCAGTATCAACATAGCACCATCTTTGTGAAGCCTCATGACCAGATGGCAATTCTATATTTTGATATGTTCTAAACTCATGATACATAAGGCCTTCAGTAGGAATTGGATTTTGCATATACTGAGTCTCAAATACTACTGGGTTAATCTCTCGTAGTTTATATAACTCCTCAAGATTGTGCTTCATTGGCCAAAGAGCATATTCTTCTCCTGTCTCAGGGTCTGTTTGTATAACTGGAAGTGATAAAACAGTCCATGTATCTGGCTCTATCTCTTGTAAATAGCCACAGAGGTCATGCTCATGTAATCTTTGCATTATGATAATGATAGGTGTCCTGCGTGAGTTAACACGATTACGTATTGTATTTTCAAAACGTTGGTTTATGCGCTCTCGTATAAGGTCAGATGCTGCATCGTCGGCTTTCAGGGGATCATCAATCATAATCGCGCCTTGAAATATATTGGTTTTAGCATCTATCATTTTAAGCATTTCATTCGTGTGGTCATCGAAAACAAATATATCATTGCCTCCATCCATTTTATCTATTTCTTCATCTACTGCTCCAGCACCAAAACCTGTGACCTGGCCTTGTGTTGACACTGCATAGAGTTCTCCGCCTGCTTTAGTTTTCCATCTCTTAGCCGAGCCTTTCTCAGATGCAAGAGCTGAATTAGGAAAGAGCATTTTATATAGTTCTTCACTCATTATATTACGTACGGTATCTGAATTGTCATTCACAAGTATATCTGAATAAGACAAATGCAAAAATCGACACCGAGGATTTAAGGCAAAACACCAGCTTATAAATGATTTGATAACCAATTCTGTATTGTGTGATACAAGCCCATTGGCTATAAAGTTATGGTCATTTTCTACCTCAAGATGTCTAAGTTCTTGCATGCCAGAAAATTCTATATCTACAATTTCGTCTAAGTAAAAATCATCGCACAAGTATTTGCTTAACTGTGGATATAAAGCTACTAGTCTTTCAAATTTTTCTCTTGTTATATTTTTATTAGAAGAACATCTGATTGGTCCATGTAAAGTTTTATAAGTAAGCTTTTCTTTTCTTATAATATCATACGGGTACGTATCTATATAGGATTTAGCTGGCTTAGCGAATATAGCTTTTGCTGTTTCTGCTTTTCCGTAAAATGTAAGATGCGGATAAAGTTTTTGTGCAAACTGTCTCGGTATAGCTAAAGCCCATACTCCTGCATGCTCATTGGGATAGTAATTATATGTAGATGCTATTCCCATTGTAGATAATAAATGCTGTATATCTTGAATAAGACCTTTATTAGCTAAGCCAATCACAATCTGTCCTGACCTAATATCTATAGCTCCATCTGTAGCTATCATCATATCTATAAACATATATTTCTGCCTCATAGATAAGCCAAACCAATTTCTGGGTATTCGCTTATCATAGGCTCTATGGCCAAATAGGCCATTTTTTACAAGCATTTGACAAACGCCTCCTGAATATCCGCCTGTTATCCAATACTCAAATGGCTTTGCTCCTTTATATTGTTTTACTTCACACCCAAAGTGCGTAGCTGCTTTTTTAGCAATTTCAACTACTTTCGAATCCATGTTAGCAAACGCAATACTTGCGTCTCCGCATTTGCCTTCAAATATAAGCAGAGTAGCTAAAAGCAATTCATTATCATCTATTTCATATTCTGTATCAATTTCTGCACACAGAGCCTGTATTCTGTCGCCGGCTTTAAGGTCTTTGAGTTCTACATAGCCAAATGGTGTAAGAACTGGGTGGTCATAACTTGCAGTTATTGACCTACCTGACCTCATTTTTATTGTGTATGTATCTTTATATGCAGGCTCAGCGGCTAATACTTTATTAAGAGCCACTTTTCCATTTCTAAATGAGTATACAAAATCTCCAACTTTTACATCTTTTACCTGTTTAAGACCTTCATAGGTAAATACTTCATCTGATAGACAGTGGCATTTACCATATCGTGGCGCGATATTGATAATAAGGCGTGTAATTTTGCCATCCACGACATCTTGCAAGGCTTCAAATATCTTTTTGTGGTGCTCGGCTACAATGAATGAGCGCTTATATTGGGCTTTAAACATTAGTTTAGTATACTTTTCAAATGACGTCAAAGCCTCAAGACGTAACATTTCTACAGGATTTACAGTTCCGGGCTTTGTGGCATCTAATGCTGTTTCTTGCATTTCTTTAAGTGACTTCATTGCTATATTTTACTTTATTAAGTTTTCACGTATAATCAAATATGCTTCACGACTTACAGGCACATTAGGAATAATGCCTGTTTGGAGTTGTTGCTGCTCAGGTAGATTAAGCTGCATTTGACCTTTTCCAAATACCCGGTCCCAAAGCTTCTCAACCGTTTCTATATTACCCAATTTTGCATCTTCTTGTAGGCGTTTTATAACTGTTTTGATAACAATTGGTATTTTCTTATTATTATATAGAGCAGCCAATTGAGCCTCATTGCACGTTAATAGACAAGCCAATAAATTGGCCGTGTCCTGCTTTGTAAGCTGAACACTTAAATTGATATTAAGGCTAGTAAGAAGCTTTGTTATTTCAGGCCTTGATGCTCCTTGTAACTGAAGTGCTGAGCGTATAGCTGATGAATATGAACCTCTGCCCGAGTCATGGCGTTCTGCTAACTCAGTCGCTTTAAGCGGCTCTACAGTCTGAGCCTCAAGTGCCTCAATAGCCTCAACTCGTTTTTGCTGCTCTACGATACGTTTAGCTTGGAGCTCAGTTTGGCCATCTGGTATTTCTTCCACGCCGAGTTCTTCTGCTAATGATTGGCGTTTTTCTTGTTTAGCTTGAAGATTTTTAAGTTTCTGCTTTTCAAGATATTTAATACGAGCCAATTCTTTTGCATCTTGCTTTGATTTGATGCGCGTGGCCTCTTGTTCTACAAGTTTGGATGTATCTGGATTAGACATTCCAGGAACTATTGGCCTGTTTGGCAATATATCTGCTAATTTCTGTGCTATTTTATCTGTTTTCATATTGGCTATTATACTTTTGTTGTTTATCTAATATAGTTTTGCTTTTTTCTTCTAGTATTGCATCTTTTTTTATTTGATTTTGCAGCTGCCTATATTCAGTTGCTTTTCTAAGGTCTGGTTCTATTGTTATTATATCATCCGTGTTATTAAATCTCCATACAGAGCCGTATGCTATTCTTCGCTGGCCGTTACAGCACATATATATAGCACTCGGGTTAATTTTTGTAGATACTGAATTTACATATTCTCTTATAGAATCCCACTTTTTATAGAATTTATATGTATTTTCTGCTATCTTAGTATACTGATATACAACCCTATGTGGATAACTACGTATAGTGTCTGTTCCTGATTTACGTATTGTATCTGGTATTTCCCATTTTGCAGCATATCCTGATATAATTGCTTTTTCTGCTGCACATTTATTTAAACTATTTATTATATTATACCCGTATGGCACATAGGCTGTGTATTCATCTATTAGTTCATACATTCTTGAATATACATTCAGCAAGCCATTTGGTAGCGATAAAGCATTAAAAGGAATTTCTTCTGTTGTCACTGTTATATACTTGCTTTCTACTATAGCTTTTACGAGGCCTGGATTATTTTTTGATAGCCATGAAACATTATGAAAGGCATTGTATATAAGTCTATCTATTTTGTTCTTTACAGAAACCGAATTAGTTTCCCCTGTCCATCCTACATAGAATTTGCTATCATATTCAAATTCTAGTATAAAATAAGCGCTTACAGAATCAATATCAGAACCTTCTTGTAAGTCTACTAAGTACTTGTATTTACCTATTCGTATCATGTGTATATTTTTAATGTTTTTGCAAATATAGTTATAAAGGCTGATAAGTAAAAATTCTTGCAAACTAAAAATCAAAAATTAACATTTTTTATACTAGTGAATTATTAACTTTTTAATATCATATTTCACATGTATTTAGGCATATATCTTAGTTAGTGAATAGAAAATAGGGTTTTAGTTTTTCGTGTTTCTACTTCACAAAATAAAACTAATTGAAAATCAACATTTTATCAAATTTAATCAGTGAATAGAAATCAATGGGCATAGAAACAATCATCCCTAACTCTTCTATGAAGTCTTATACTGTTATATGTGATATATGATAAGTCTATTTATTCACATATCACTATTTCAAATCTATTTTATCTCTTTTATATATTTATTGTTTATGTTGTTTATTAGCGCCTAATTTATTGAAAATCAATCAGTTATTGAGAAACTCCCCTTTGATTTTGCATGTTTATTTTGTTTCTTTGAAAATTATTTCTGAGCATTTATTCTTTATTGCGAGAATGCCATTTTGCCAATTCCCTATTAAGTCTAAGGGCCTAAATTAATATTTGCGAGAATGTATGCGAGAATGAGAATTTATGAGCCTCTGGGGGCCTTGCTCATACTTATATTATGATTTGGTGGCAATTTGCGAGAATGATTTGAAGCCAAAAAATTTTTCTGC